CAGCAGTAGGACTTCGCCAGTCAGGTAGATGAACGAGCGACCTGCTGCCCGAACGATGCCATCCGCACCAGCTACAGCCGATTCCACCTTCTTGGTTGCCTGCTCAACTGCGAAGAGTTTTTGCGCTAACAGCACCGCACCCGCAGTCAAGGCTGAGAAAGCAAGAACGAAGCCTCCGATGCCGCTGGCTTTTATCTTGGTGCCTAGCAAGCTGGTTGCTACTGCTGCAGCGGCGGTTGCCACCGCATAACCCTTCATAGCAATACCGAGAAAAGTCATCGTCCCTGTGAAAGTGGTAGCCGTTATGACGAATGCCGAGAACACAGTTGCGTTGTCCTCAATGAGTTGAGCCAACCTTGTCAATACAGGAACGACAGCAGAAATGGTAGGCAGAAGTCCGACACCGATTGCTTCCCTGGCTTCCGAAACACTGTTACGCAGAATCTTGAGTTGACCAGAGAGGGTACCTGCAGCCGAAGCAGCAGCACCCGTGAAGGTGGAGTTCAACTCACCAAAGACCTGATCCAACGACTGGCCTTCTTTGACGTTGTCGCGCAACGCAGGAACCAACGCAACCAACGACTTGAAGTTGTCAACATTCGCACGGGCCAACGCATTCGCAACCTCAACCAACGGTGCTCCTGTAGCGGCGGCAATGTTTTGCGCAAGAATTACTTGCTGTTGAGCCTTGCCAAGATCACCGGTGGCCCGAACCAAGCCCTCAATCGACGGACGAAGTTCGCTGTCCGTGAACCCCGTCAACCGTGACTGAGCCTTGATGAACTGCTCAGTCTGGTCAACAGCATCAGTCGTAGCACCGACCACGTTCTGCAAGGTCTTTGCCAGCCTGGCTTGTTCGGCTTCATCTTCAATCGCAGCTTTGGCTGCCCCGGTTGCAAAGGCGGTCAGACCCGCAAAGGCTGCTGCAGAAGCCAGGGCAATCTTTTGGAAGCCAGGGACAAGTTCGTTGACTTTCTTATTCGCATCGCTGAAAGCGTCAGCAGCAATCCGACCTGTTTCACCGAACGCTTTTTCAAGGGCCGATGTGTCGGCGAACAGCTTGACGATGAATGAGCGGTCAACGGCCATGACGACCGATTCTACTCAGTTGTCGAGTAGCACTTTTCTCATCTCCTGCCAACGCTCAGAGAACTTCTCCAATGCTTCCTGCTCAGACAATCCCTCATAGCGGTTGTCTGGTGATGGTGTCGTCCACCATGAAGGATTCACTGCGGCAGGCATCGCAACCTTTACGCGCTTCGTGTTGCCGTGACGTGCCTTGACCTGCTCGATGCTTGGGGCTTCAAAGGTTGAAGGCAACTCAAAGTCATCAAAGACCTCTGGGTCAAGTCTTTGCCCGTGTTGAATCAGTCGAGCGGGAAACATGCCTGGCGCATGTTGAGGCAAGTAGAAGATGCGTGCCGGGTCTTTGGTGGCTGGGTCGCCAACGATGTTGATTCTTTCGTGCAACCTCGTCCACACATGTGCCCATTGGGCAGCGGCCACTGGTTTGCTCAAAGGTAGAACGAGGTGCCAGTGAGGATCGTTCGGTCGATGCGACCAGGTGGTGTAGGCGTGATACTCCAAGCCGTCCAGTCGGGCGTGGTCAAACGCTTCACCGTCCATGTCAACGACGAGGCAGGTGACTGCTGCGACGTTGGCGTTGCCTCGGGTGGTGCCAGGTGTGTAGATGACCGGGGACCATAGGGCACGACGGTCTTTCTGTTTGTTCTCTTTGCTGACCATCAGCAGCGTGGACAGCTGCTCCCAAGATGTGGCAAGCGGTTTGGGGATGACTGACTTGACGTAGTCAAATCTGACTGCACGAATGTTGTCGAGCATGGCGGGCTCCTCTGTTGTCTACCTCAACCCTAGCGGGCAGGCTTCCCGATTCCAAGCATTGCCACGACATCGTCAATAGCCTGCACATACTCCTTGGCAATGTACGACCTTGAATCTCGGACGGCCTGCCAGAAGAAGTAGCCCTGGCGACCACGATGGCGCAAGAACTGTTGGGTGGTCTTACGACGACGACCACCGAACTCGGCACCGAAGAACACGTCGCCGTAGGTGACTTTCCGATCAAAGCCTTTGATGCCAGCCGAAGCAAGCCCTGGTCCTTGACGGCCCAACCCACGGGTTTTGTTTGACCGAGACTTGGATACGAACGCCTTGTTGTGGTCAAGTTTGATGGTCGGCAGTCGGTCTCGTCGAGCACGCAAACCTCTCACCACTTGGCTGGCTTGCGAGTGGCCGGATGAACCGTCTCGTGGTTTGCCGTGCGGTGGCTGCGCGTTTGCGTTGACCTTCGCACGGTCAACTATTTCTTGCGCTATGGCCTGAGATGCCTTCTTCATTTCCTTGGCGAACAGAGGACTCTTCTGAGACAGGTCTTTCAGTTCCTTCAACAACTCGTCGTAGTTGATGACAAAGACAACGTCTGACCCAGGGCTTCGTTGACCGGTAGAAGTTTTGAGGCGGAACGGGGTGACCATGTCAACGAGTGTAGGTGGTATTCGGATTCTGCTTGACGTGTCTCCAACGCAGATACGCAAACATGGTGTAAATCATTCGTGGACTTTCAGTCATCAACACTGACGGGGCGATGCCCGTTTCAACCGCCAAATAGGCGATCACCCAGTGTGCTGACTGCTCTCCAAAGGGACAATCTTGTTGTCCTCCGATTCTCCCAGGCTGACCATGTCAACACCTTCACGCCAAACCTCGAATGACAAGTTGTGCAGTTTGTTGCGTTTCTCACAATGCCATGCCAACCAGCCAAGGTCTCGTATCTTCATCTCGGCTTCTATCTTGGCCATGGATGTGTTGTGGACTTCTTCGAATGCGCAGAAGTCTGCGTATTGAACAACAGATAGTCGTTGGCTTCCGTCGCTTGAGTGAACGGTCAATCCAAGTTTCATGTATTACCTCCGCAGGGTGAAGTGATTAGAACTAGGCGACAGCCTTGGTGATTGCGCCCGAGATTGGGAACGTGACGTCTGCGGTGGCGAGTTCGCCGACTGCACCGTTCACTGGTGTCCACTCGGTTACGAGCACGCTGAACGTGTACGAAGGGTTGGCCGACGAAGCGGCAGCAGTTCCGTTTGGCTTCACAACCATCGTGACTGCGGTTGAGCCGACGAGTGGGAAGAACAATCCGTCGATGGCGTTGTAGTCGTTGTGAACCGACAAGGTCACTGAGTTGTCAATCAAGCCAGACACGCGGGTCTGAGCCGACGATCCGAATGCGGTCGTTGAAACTTCGGCAGCGGTGGTCGAGATGGTGATGCTCGCACAGTTGGCCGAGATGTCGGTGCCGTTGAACGAGATGTTTGCATCTTTGAGAACTAGCTTTGCCATGATTACTTGTCTCCTGCCTTATCGGCTGTTGAGGATTTCTTGGAAGATTCTGCCACTGGCGTGATGATGCCTGCTGCAATCAACAACTCTACATTGTCAATCCCGCTTCCGTCCACATGACCGCCGGGCTTTACGCCGCTAACTGGGAACGGGCCGGAGACAAGGTACTTTGCCATGGTCTAAGCGTACACCGTGACCTTGAAGTCCATTGTCAGATACAGCGTGTCGTTGGCGTCAAGGCTGGTGAAGTTGCTGGAAGAGCCAACAATCAAATCATCGCACACACCGCCCAAAGTTCGATCGGCTTCAATAGCGGCACGAACGGACTGTGCGCCGCTGAACGCCGTGTATTTGTCCAACTCGTCCTGGGCAACACGTTCCGATTGGCGATACACAACGACCGTGACCGTGAAGTCCATGACCACACCACCGCTACCCATGCCGGTCTGGTGGTATCGAATCTCGTCAAGGGTTGGGAACGCGAACGGTGGGTTCACCTGATCGGGTTGGTAATCAAACGCACGCAACCCTGGGATGGTTTCAATCCGAACCTTCAGTCCGTCTTTGACTTGACTTGGTGTTGCTGGCATCAGGCAAACATCCGCATCCGTCGATACGGCTCAACCAACTGAGCCATGTCAGGGTCAAGGAATCGAGAGACACGAATAGCACCCAAGTCACCAAACCCGGCAACACCGAGAGGACTGTCCAACCGTTTGAACAATCGTGACGCTTGGATGATGCACGCCTGCTTCACAGGTGACGGCACCGACGCCCACCCGTAGCGGGCAGTCACTTGGACAAGTGCTTGCTCACCGTAGTTGGCGTTGACGGTGGGGAACAGGTAGTCGCCAACGGCACGCAGTTTGTTGAACGACCATTCGATGCCATCCAAGTATCCGTTCAACGGTTCAAGTTGCACATCGGTAGCCGACCATGTCACATCAAAGTTGCCATCAGCAAACGTCGACGTCTTCAAGATGAACCCGGTGGTCGTGTAGA